GAGGCAAGGAAACGGCTGGGTTCCAGGTTGTTATTCACCGCGAGGGTGAGTTCCTTGGCATCGGTAATATCGATAGTTGCCATTGTTAGACCTCCTTAAACGCAAGCCTTGGCGAAGATGCCAATCTTACGGAGTTTGACCTTGAAAGTGTTGAGCGTGTCACCGCTGGAGAAATTGAGCGCAGCCTGGTCGAATTCGCCACAGAAGGCGATGGTGCCAAACTTGCCAGCCTCGATGTCTTCGAGAGCAACGCCGACGGGTTCCCGGAGAGCGGAGGTGCCGCTGTCAGAATCGACAATAGCAACGCGTTCGTCACCAACGTCTTCGCCATAGGTGTCGACGGACGGTTCGCCCATTGTGAGACCAGAGTCACCGGCAGTAAAGTCACCGACTTCAATCTTGCCGTTACCGTCGCGACCAGCAGTCTTCCATTCGAGCGTGAGAGTGCCCGAACTGTTGTTGGCAGCGACGATGTCCTTGAGACCCGCCTTCAGGTTGATTGCAGCCTTGATGCCAGCGACTTCTGTTGCGAGAGTCGTGCTGCCCGTGGTGTAGTCCACCTCGTAACCGTTAATCACGATCTTGCAAGCCTCGCTTGCGACCGGAGTCCCGGTAAACACGACGGCGAGTTTTGCCTTCGTGGCACTGGTGCAAACGCCGTGGCTTGCAACGACATCACCCTTCTTGATATCGGAAGCGGCCATCAGGTTTTCGGTTTCGACCTTCCCGCCAACGACGAGAGCGTCAAATTTGGTTTCCTGTTTATCGTACATTGTGTACCCCTTAGTTTATGTTCAATTCTTCTTGAAGCCCTTGGAGAAGGCTTCGCTCAAGCGCTTGCGTTCGGCATCGGCTTCGCCAGAAATGCCACCGCCCTGCACGGAATTCTGCGCGGCAGCACCGGCTTCAATTCCCTGCTGGATAGCCTTCTTCTGTTCCTCGCTCAAGCCACTTTCGCCCTTCGCCTTTTTGATTTCTTCGTCCTTGGCAGCGATGGCGGCCTTGTGCGTTTCCTGCATGGCTCCAATCTGCTTCTTCGCCATTGCAAGCGCTTCGTGTTCGGCATCGGCGACAGTCTTGGTTTCGTCGTCAATGAACGCCTTCACGAGGCTTTCGTCAGCTTCGAGGCCCGCAAAGACAGACTTCACGTCCTCGGCGCGTTTCAGGTAGTCTGCCACGGCCTGCTTCTTCAGGGCCTCGACATCCACCTCTTCTTTTCCCGCCTTCGGAGCGGAGTTCTTTTCAGCCATTGTGGCCTCCTTGTATTTTAACGATTTCATGTTTTCACAAATTTCCTCGATGCTGGCAACGCCATCGGCAAGGCCAGCATCAACAGCCTTCTGGCCAATAAACACGCCGCCCTGGCCGTATTCAGTAAGCACCGTCTCGAATTCAGTTGCACGATTACGAGCGACAGCAGAAATGAATACAGCGGCCAGGTCGTTCAATTCCTTCTTAATCTGCGAAAGGCCTTCCTCGGTATCCGGGGTCGGCGCTTTGTTCGGGCTCAAGTCCGAAACGATTGTCGCAACATCCTTGTCGGACTTGCCGCGATAGAAACTGCACAGCACGCCGATAGAGCCGATCGTGCCGTTCGGAGCGGAAAACACCTTTTCGGCAGAACTGCCAATCCAGTAGGCGGCAGAACACATCAAGCCACCCGTGCGGGCAACGATGCCGTAGGGCTTCGAGTCGCGGGCATTGAAAATCTTGTCGGCAAGGTCGGCAACGCCGTTCACCTCGCCACCAGGGCTGTTGATGTCAAGGAGAATCCCGAGAACATCCGGGTCTTCCAGGCATTCATCAACAGCGGCAGCGATAGAATCGTAAGTATCCATCCCGAAAATTGCGGTCCAGAAATCGCTGCGATAAGAAAGCGGACCGTCAATGTGGATAACAGCAATGCCGTCGTCGCGATAGGTCACGCAATTCTTCTGGTCGACTTCGCCATCTTCCTTGTAGTCAAAAAACCAGTCACCAGTGCTGGCGAAAGTTTCGGCAGCCTCGCGGCGGATAGCCCAGCGAGTTCCAAAAAGCGAAGACAAGTTCTTTTTTCCAGTTTTCATTTTCATATCACAAAATAAGCTCGTTCAAACAATTAAAGAGCGTTTTGGTAACATCTTTTTCAACTACGTTTTATTTTTATCGCCACTTTCGGTGCTTTTGTCATCATCGACAAGCTCCTGCACCGAAGTATTCTCGCTACGGGTAACGGCTCCAGGTTCAGGCAATCCGAGCGACTGGCGCATCTTCATTTCTTCGGAGATTTTCATTGCCACAGAGTCGTATTCGGAAGCGTTCAGCGAGTTGCAGGCGTCGTCGCGGCTGATCAACTGCTCGTCAAGTTGCATCTTGAGCGCCATCGTTTCCTTGTACGGGTCGAGCATGAAGTTCGTGTCGCCTTCCCATCGGCAAGAATGGTAAAGCCCACGGAATACCGGATTTTCGAAATATCCCGGAGGAGCCTCTACAATGCCGGTCAAGATGGCATTCGTGAGCCACTTGTCATAAATCGGTTGACAGAAATCGGCCGCAAAGTCATACTTTACGCGGTTGAAAGTCTTTCGACTTTCCAGGATGGCAGCACGAACCGCATTGTAACTGCTATTGAACTTGCGTAGCACAACTTCGTGAGAGAGCCCCACGCGGGCTGCAGCCTCGCTGAAAATCGCCTCGACAAACGGCCGATAATTCGCATTCGGGCGCGTCGGGTTCGCAATCTGCGAAACTTCCTCACCCTGCCCTAGTTCCACGATTCCACCCGGAGTGAGTTCGGCCGCGCTGTTCGGAGCGATAGGCTCCACGCGCTGCGGGTCTTCCACGTTCCCGTAGAATGCCTCGGCCTCGCCTTCGCTGTTCTTTATAAACACTGTAAACATCGAACTCACAACCGCAGCCATGAGTTCTGCATCCTGGTAGCGTTCCTGCTGCTTTATCTGCGAAATAATCGGAGCAAGCAAAGGAATTCCCCTGCGCTGGTCCGTGCGGTCGCTCGTAAAGGCATGCACCACGTTCAGATAGCCGAACATGTCGAACGCAGGGATGCGCACTGTGTCGCGGAAAGAACTGTTGTCGTCGATGGAATACGGAGGCGTCTTCGTGAAATAGTATGCAACCGGAGCACCGAAAGAGTTCGTTTCAACGCCAGCTGAAAGCCGGTCCGTTTCGCGCTCGAAGCGCGGGTTCTGGCAGCGGTCGCCTTCCATGAGTTTGACCTGGAGCCCGAACGGATTCTGCGCGGAATACTTGACTTGCATCAGGGCAAAGCAGTCGCCCGTCACGAGTTGGGTCTTGAGCGCAAGATCCTGCAACTGGTAAAAATCGTTTTTGCGTTCCGCATCGCAGAATTTTGTGTCGGCCCACGCCGCAAAAAGTTTCTGAACCGAGCGCTGCCACTTTTCGGCATATTCCCGGTCGAGTCCGAGCAGCGCGTAGTCGATTGCAGGGCGTGCCTTGATGCCGGTGCCAACCACGTTCGTATCGAACGAGTTGATGAGTGCGCCGGCAAAAGAACTGTTCTGGAAAAGTGCACGGGAACGGTAAGCGAGGGTCTGGCGGTCGGCAGCAAGGTCGCGGTCGGCGCTACCTTTCGAAAAGAAGAAAGCCTTCAGAGCCTCGGTCACACCAGAAGCACCCTTCCATGCACGACCCTTTGCGTAAAAAATTCCAGGCTCACCCATGCAGCACGACTCTCCTCATGCGAACGCCGCCACGGCGCTTGCCTGCGGCAGCCTCCGCGTTCGCAAGTTCACGGCCCCAGTAGGTCAGCGCGTCCTTGATTTCGGACCAGTTGGCCCGCGTGAGAGTGCGCCCGCCGATGGTATAGCTCTTCGAATTAGATACGGCCATAGAAGCCGCCTTCCACTTGGCGAGCTGTTCGCGGCACTCTTCAACGGTGTAAACGCTCATACGAAGACATATTTACCTTATCTTCGACATTAAACGGCGTTTTTGGTAACACAATAATTTTAGGCCGTCAACGGCTTAACCATTGTTTTAACTTGGATTAACTTTTTGTTTGCCTTTTTGGTTAATTTTGGTTATATTATGGGTATGGAAAAGCAGAACAAATCCTCAACAAAACTTATAAGGCATGTAGTTTACGCTTGCCTTTATTGGGGATTTTATGCACTAGGCCACCATTTTTGCTCTCAGATTGAAATTGACGGAATAAACATTCTGCACGAATCTGGAATAGAGCCAATTATAGTTGCGATTTTCGTCTACATTGTATCCGCTTTTTGCGTAGCAACAATGTCAGAAACAACGTCCTCTACTTCGCGCTCTCCAGAGCCTTCCGATAAGCAGCCTCAAAGTCAGACTTGATGTACTTTTCGTAGAAGAACTTCACTATCTTCTGCCATCCCCATCTTGCCGGCACAACCACCTTCGGGTACAAGGCATACAACCATTCCAACTTCCGGGACCCAGCGATGTGACGGGCGATAAAGCGCACTCCATCGGTGCGTTCCATCTCAAACGGGTGATATTTCGAGCTTTTGCGTACCGACGGCCTGTTTTCACCGTACTTACGACCGTTTCGTACCCTGGAACGGCGCTTGTTCTTTTCCGCATCTGCTAGCAACGCCGAAACGTAGTACCCCGGCTTGACAGAGCCCTTCGACGTCAACCCGCCCTTTTCAGTAACGCCAGGACGAGGAACAGCCACGCCCTTTCCCGGCTTGGCGACCTTTTCCCCACCGTATT